ATATAGAGCACATACTTCAAGTAGTTAAGTAAGTATATAAAGTAATACATGGCATAATACTTGCATACATTCTACCTTTCCATCCCACCAGATAATAAAAAGTATATAAATCAATAAGATACAGTAGGTTCTTGAGTGAATAGGTTAGATGAAGGCTATTACACATTGAATTGATTAACATTAATCCTCTTGTCGTATCTACCTATGACTGATCATTTACTGATAGGTTTAATTAATGTTGGTGTTCGGGAATAAATGTTAAGGGTGGGCAGGGGGTTAGGGGTACCTACTATTTGTAGTGCATTACACCTAAATATTTTCTCATAGAAATTACCATATTCTACCATACCCTACAGAAAGCACAGCCCTACCTATAAGGCTCTAAAGAACCCTGTTATCCTTCTATCTTCTTTTTCTGTCTTCTACTTGTTTTCTTACTGGTATTCAACACCGAAGGTGTGAAACAGCAAAATAAAACGGAAGATAAACGGAAAATGAAAATAAATGTAAAATAAATTGAACTTTATTGTATTTTTATTGTCTAAGTACTATATCATATCATATTTAATATACATAGGACCACTATGCCTACTAAGAAACCAGATAATAAGAAAAAGAAGAAAGTTACCAAAAAACCTACAAAGAAGCCTACAAAGAAGCTTCCTAAGAAAGTTCTAGGTACAGGTCTTGCAGGTAAGGCTGGTAAGCATCTTACAGAGAGACAGAAGAAACTAAAGGCTGCTATGAAGAAAGCCGGTATCCGATAGATGACCTATATTCCTGAATTTGATAGAAAGGACTCCATACAGCGGCCCCGTACCTTATCTCTCTTTCTGGAAACTAATCAGAGTAGCTTAGGTGCTGTATTTACTCTAAAAGATCAAGATCATGAGCTTAATGGCAATAAGTACTATTCCCTAAGAAAGATCTATATGGAGATAGCGGATGTAACTGAATATGAAGTTGCAATGGCTGTCTTTGGTTCTTGGAACCACTGGAAGAAGATCATAGCATCCCCCCCTCTTATACCTTATATACAACAATGGCGTGAAGAACTAGAGATTAAGAATGCCTCTAGAATCATTAAAGGTATGATCGAGACTGCTGAGACAGAAGGTAGTAAAGGGTTGACTGCGGCTAAGTATGTACTTGAGAAGGGATGGGAGAAGAAGGCTGGTCGCCCCTCTAAGAAAGAGATTGAGAGGACCCGTAGGGTTCATGCTGGCATTAAAGAAGAGATAGAAGATGATGCTAGAAATATAGGATTACTGAACTAATGCGGGTAAGTATAAGGTTTACCGCTGGTCTTCCAAACCATGCTGTTAGGGTTCGATTCCCTATACTCGCTCCAAATACAGGTTATGTAGATGCCCTCATCTAAGAATTATAAAAGAGATTATAAGACCGAGTATAAGAAGCAGGGTGCTTCTACTAAGGCTAAGAAGCAAAGAGCTAGGAATAATAAGGCTCGTCGTACAGCCCTTAAGAACGGTACTGTTAAGAAAGGTGACGGTAACGATATAGCTCATACTAAGCCGGGGGCCAAAGGCTCTACTTTTAAACAGTCAGCTTCTAAGAATAGAAGTATCCCTCGTACAAAGACAGCTACTCGTAAGACTACCAAACAAAAGACTGGCTCTGCCAAGACAACTAAGAAAAAGACGACTACTGCTAGGAAGAAAAAATAGATGGCTAAGAAGACAGCGTTAAGTGTAGTATCTGGATTTGCTTCCCAAGCGCAGCTTAATGCTGAATTTGCTGATATAGCTGATCATCTAAATAATAAAGTACATTATCGAGATAATCCTGCTGGTGAGACTAACTCCTTCCAGAATGATATTGATGTTAATAGTAATCAAATTAACAACCTAGGTGATGCGACCAATGTCAACGATGCTCCTAACTGGGGGCAAGTTCAAAATAAGATAGCTGCTGCTGGTTCTGGACTTATATCAAGTGATCTAGAAACTCAAACAGCTACTGCTAGCCAAACGGTTTTCACGTTAGTTGGTATTAGCTACACACCGGGAGTGAACAACCTATCTGTCTACATCAATGGACTAAAGCAATTCATAGGGACAGCTTATACGGAGACCTCCAGTACTGTAGTTACCTTTACTGAGGGGCTACAAGTAGGTGATGTAGTACAATTTGTTACCAACGAAAGTACAACAAGCTCCGTAAGTGATGCAAGCGGTGTTACCTATGACCCTGCTGGTACAGGCTCTGTAGATACCAATGTACAAGATAAGTTGCGAGAGTTTGTCAGTGTTAAGGATTTCGGTGCTGTTGGTGACGGTGTTACCGATGACACGTCTGCCATAAGTGCATGGTTTGATTACTTAATAGCTAATGATTTAACCGGCTACTTGGTGGATGGCACATACTTAGTTGACTATATTACTAAGGCTGCTGCGAGTGGTCTAAAACTAACAGGGACTGGTACGATAAAGGCTACAGGATCGACTCGTAAAAATATGATTCGTTTTACCGGAGTAACAGGTAAGATTGAGATTGATAGCGTTACTTTTGATGGTAACGATCTTGTTGCTAGAGTTTTAGAGATTCAAAACACATCTTCAGCCACCTTGGGGGATGTGTATATCGGCCCTACAGTAAAAATCCTTAATGCTAAGAACACTACGCCAGATACGAATATATCCATAGGGCTATATGTTTTTGGTAATTTTGATACTGTTACATTCGCAGGAGAGATTGACAGCTCAGAAGATACAAGAACTTCTGGTGCTGGTGCATACGGAATAATTGTCACATGGTCAACTACTTACTGGGTAAGAAATACAGTAATCACAAGTACCGCTAGAATAAAAAATATTAGAAACTCAAACGCAGCGACTGCGGACGCTGACGGGGTGCAATGCTTCGCACCTACTACAGAATACGCGACCTTAACAGTAGCACCGGGCGCTTTATTTGAAGAATGCGAAGGACGGTCAATAAAGTCACAAGTTGTGCAAAACTCTATTAATGGGCCTGTCATCAGACGCTCTTTATACGATGGGTTGACGGAAATAGATTTACAATATTCTGGAGGGTATGTAAGTGGCGCGCAAGTATTCTATGATGGCACAAGGGTTAATAATGTTATCGGTACAACTACAAGATTAAACCTACCCTCGCACTGTACAATATCAGGGAATACGTTGACTATCACAGGAACACCATCTTCTAATACCGGAGCTATGGTACAGTCTTGGGGAACAGATGTTACAGATGCTATTGAAAGCCGAGGTATAACTATTAGGGATAATAAAGTTAAAGGCACTGTAGATTTCATGGCTCAGCTATATGCAGCTAACGTTATTGATACTAATAAAGTGTTGCTGGATGGCAACTGGGTAGAAACAATAGGAACTTCGTATATAGATTTTAGGGTTGTATATAATAATAATGCACAGATGACCCTAGTGTTTACTAACAATAGCTCGTCAGCTTCCTGTACTGGTGCCACCATAACAGCCTCTTCTGGTGCATTAATAATGCAAGCCGAGTTTGGGAATCATAATATAACTCAAATATTAGCTGACCCTCATAAGGTGACAATAGCAACAGGAGCTATAACTGTATACGGGACATCTCACAGGGTAGACACAGAGGCAGCGGCATCAACTGATGATCTGGATACCATAACCGCGCCAAATAGATCAGATTCTGACTGGTTGACGCTAAAGGCGCATGACGGGGCAAGAACAGTGGTGCTTAAAGATGGCACAGGTAATTTAAGACTGGCAGGGGATTTCTCTTTGACAAGCACACAAGACAGGATAGTTTTATCTTACGATGGTACAAACTGGTGCGAACTATTCAGATCGGACAATGGGGTTTAAATGAACATACTATTGGTATGAAGCAAAGACATTGACAGGCAACTAATGACAACTAAAGACGAAATAAGAGAAGCAGCAGAATCAGACTTAATAACTTTTATTAAGCTTGTAGCACCTCATCGTGTCTTAGGTCAAATACATGAAGATGTTCTAAGGTGGTGGACTAGGGATGATGCAATGGATCATCAACTCTTATTAATGCCGCGAGATCATCAAAAGAGTGCAATGGTTGCATATAGAGTAGCTTGGGAGATTACACGAAACCCATCTACGACTATATTATATATATCTGCTACAAGTACTCTTGCGGAGAAACAGTTATATTTTATAAAGAATATACTTGATTCTAAAATATATAAAAGATATTGGCCTGAGATGGTTGATGAGAATGAAGGTAAGAGAGATAAGTGGACCACTTCTGAGATATCTGTAGATCATCCTCAGAGAAAAGAAGAAGGAGTACGAGACTCTACTGTATTTACTGCTGGACTTACCACATCTATTACTGGACTTCATTTTGAGATAGCTGTATTAGACGATGTAGTTGTTAAAGAAAATGCTTATACAGAAGATGGTAGAAATAAAGTAGCCTCACAGTACTCATTACTCTCTAGTATCGAAAGTACAGGCACAGACGTAGATGCAACTGGTGCTCAAGAGTGGGTAGTAGGTACTAGGTATCATCCTAGGGACTTATACTCTGACTTATTACAGATGGAATCTGATATCTTCTCAGAGGATGGAGAACTTATAGGTTCAGAGTCTGTATATGAAAATATACAATATGAAGTAGAAGATAGAGGTGATGGCTCTGGAGAGTTCTTATGGCCTCGTCAACAGAATACAAGAGGTAAGTGGTTCGGCTTTGATAGGCAGATACTTGCTAAGAAGAGGGCTAAATACTTAGATAAGACTCAGTATTACTCTCAATATTATAATAACCCTAATGATCCAACCGGTGCTGCAGTAGATCCTACAAAGTTCCAATACTTTGATAGGAAGTTCTTACAGCAAGAAGGTGGTCATTGGTATTACAAAGATCGTATTCTATCTGTATTTGCAGCTATTGACTTTGCATTCTCTCTTAAGAAGAAGGCAGACTATACTGCTATAGTTGTAGTAGGTGTAGATCAAGATAACAATATCTATATACTTGACATAGATAGATTTAAGACAGACCGTATTAAGGTCTACTTTGATCATATCTTAGAACTATGGAGTCGTTGGGAATTTAGACTCCTACGTGCAGAGGTATCAGTAGCTCAACAGGCTATTGTTAAAGAATTAAAAGAGAGCTATATCAAACGTAATGGTATTCCTCTTAAGATAGATGAGTATCGACCTACAAGAAACGAGGGTTCTAAAGAGGAAAGAGTATCTGCTATACTTGATCCTAAATATGATAACCTCTCTGTATGGCACTACCGAGGTGGTCACTGTCAGACTCTAGAAGAAGAGTTAAAACTAAGTCACCCACCACATGATGATATTAAAGATTGTTTGGCTGCTGCAGTAGATGTAAGCATAGCACCTAATAGACGGATGAATAGACGTGTTGAAAAGAAAACTTTACAATATAATTCTCGATTTGGCGGAGTCGCTGCATGAATAAAGTACTAGAGATCCAAGAGATATTAGATCCTCATTCTCTGGCTACTTATATATCTAATCGATATGTAGATTGGAATAATCAAAGACAGTCTTGGCGATCAGATAAAGAAGAATTAAGAAATTATCTATTTGCTACAGATACTTCTACTACTACTAACTCTGAGCTACCTTGGAAGAATACTACAACTCTTCCTAAGCTGACTCAGATTAGAGACAACCTACATGCCAATTACATGGCTGCTCTGTTCCCTAATGATGAATGGATGAAGTGGGAAGCATATACTAAAGATGCTAATGATAAGAAGAAGAGCAAGACTATACAAGCCTACCTGTCTAATAAGACACGGGAAGGTGGGTTCATGTCTACTATTTCTCAACTAGTCTTAGACTATATTGATTATGGTAATGCCTTCGGAGAAGTAGTCTGGGTTAATGAAAGAAAGGTAGATGAAGATACTGGTGAAGAGATTCCGGGATTTGTAGGTCCTAAACTGGTACGCTCTTCTCCACTAGATCAGGTGTTTGATCCTACAGCTATCTCATATGAGAAAAGCCCTAAGATCACGCGTTATATTAAAACTTTGGGTGAACTACAAGCTGATTCTCTAGATTATCCGAACCTTGGATATGATATAGAGGAAATAAATCGTGCTGTCCAAATTAGAAAAAGAGTTGGGCTATATAAGCCGGAAGACTTTGATAAAGATGCTGGCTTTAATATTGATGGCTTTGGATCTTTACACGCTTATTATAATTCAGGCTATATAGAAATATTAGAGTTTGAAGGTGATATTCACGACTTTGAATCAGGTACTCTATTAAGAGACCAGATCATTACGATTGTAGATAGGACTGTTGTTATTCGACAACGACAGAACCCATCATGGTTAGCCAAGAGCAGACGTGCCCACGCAGGATGGCGGAAAAGACCAGATAACTTATATGCAATGGGGCCGTTGGATAATTTAGTTGGATTACAATACCGTATTGATCATCTTGAAAACCTTAAAGCTGATGCTTTGGATCTTACTATTCACCCTCCTCTTAAAGTGGTAGGTGATGTAGATACATTTGAATGGGGTCCGGGAGTAGAAATAGATGTAGGCGATAGTGGAGATGTTGTACCTATGCCACCTAACCCTGCTGCTTTCCAAGTAAATAATGAGATATCTTATCTTATACAGATGATGGAAGAGATGGCAGGTGCTCCTAAAGAGGCTATGGGTATACGTAGTCCCGGAGAGAAGACTGCTTTCGAAGTACAGACTTTACAGAATGCTGCAGGACGTATCTTCCAATCTAAGACACAACAGTTTGAAATAGAGTTCATAGAGCCTATATTAAATATTATGTTAGAGATGGCTAGTCGTAATCTAGACGGTAAAGATCTTATCCGTGTAATGGATGATGACTTAGGTGTCCAAGAGTTCTTAGAGATTACTAAAGAAGATATCACTGCTAAGGGTAAGATTAGACCTATGGGCGCTAGGCATTTCGCCGCTAGAGCACAATTAGTTCAGAACCTTAACGGAGTATTCAATGGACCTATTGGGCAGACTATAGCCCCTCACGTTAGCGCTAAGGCACTAGCTACGCTAATAGAAGATGCTATGGGTTGGGAGAAGTTTGACCTAGTACAAGATAATATAGCTGTTATGGAACAATTAGAAACTCAAAGACTTGTAAATGCTGGACAAGAGCAAGTAGAGGCCGAAGCTATGACACCTGTTGAACAAGAGCTACCACTTGAATAATAAAAGTAAAAGACTGTTAAAACACGCTACTGAGAACCAGATAAAGTATTCTAGAAAGGTCTTAGAAGCTATTGTAAAAGTCTTAGATGAAGATTTGGAAGAAAGTTATAAGAGATCAGATAGTTTGGAATCTTATGAACTACCTGCATGGAAAGAGTTTCAAGCTGACCAAATAGGAACTCGCAGAACTTTAAATAAAATTAAAAGTATTATTAAATACTGGGAGTAACAATGTCTGACCAAGACAATATATTTACAAAAGAACCTCAGACAAATGAAGTTCAAACAAGTACCGATCCATCTGTAAATAATACAGTGACAGACCCGTCGTATGATTTCATAGGTGAAGGACAGAAGTATGGCTCTATAGATGAAGCTTTAAAATCAGTACCTCATGCACAAGCGCATATTGAAAGGCTTGAACAAGAGTTATCTGAATTTCGAGAGAATAAAGTTAAAAGCAAAACTGTAGAAGATATACTTGAAGTGATCGGAACGACTAAGGCATCTGAACCGGTTAACCAACCAGCTCAAGAGTTAGACGTAGACAAGTTAAGAGAGATGATTACTACTACAGTATCTTCTGAATTAACTGCAAAGGAGATTGCAACTGTAGAACAGGCGAATGTATCAAAAGTTATTAATAAGATGTCAGAAATATATGGTGAAAAGGCGGAAGCACAGTTCATATCTGCAGCAAAAGACAGTGGTCTTTCTGTAGAAGCTATGAATCAATTAGCTGCTAAAAGTCCTGAAGCTGTATTTAAACTTACTGGTATCGGTTTAAAAGCGAAAGATAACATGCCTGATATGTCTAGCGGATCAGTTAATACTGGTCAATTTAACACCAATACTGAAGAAGAGCTTTCTGCAAAGGTACCTGCGGGTGCTACGTCGAAACAACTACGACAGGCTTGGGTTAATGCTGGTAAGAAAATTAATCGGAGCTAATTAAATGCAAGATACTTCAAACACCACTGCGTTCATAGAAGCCCAACAGTATAGTGATTTCATCATCACCAATTTAGAAGATGGAATGCTACCTGACGGTCTTTCTCGTGACGTAAGTGACTTTTCTGAGGGTACTACTCTCAATATCAAAACTGTAGGTTCTGCTACTATTCAGGATGTAGCTGAAGGCGTACCTATGACTTTCAACGCAATCGACACCGGTACTGTTACCCTGTCTATTACTGATTATATCGGTGATGCTTGGTACATTGGTGACGAACTACGTGAAGATGCCTCACAGGTAGAAGTTCTTTCTTCTGCTCGTGCTATGGAATCTACTCGTGCAATCCAAGAGAACGTAGAGACTAAGTTCTTAGCTGCTGCAAATGCTGCACAAACTGCTGCAAATGCTAATCTTGTTAACGGTCGTCCTCATCGCTGGGTAGCTGGTGGTTCAGGTGCAACTGACCGTATCTTCGATCTTTCTGATATCGTAGCATTAAAATTGTCTTTTGACAAAGCTAATGTTCCTCAAGAAGGTCGTATTCTAATCGTTGATCCTATCGTTGAGGCTACTTTAAATAGCACAGCTAATCTGATCAATGCTTCTAACAACCCACAATTTGAAGGTATTATTACTTCTGGTTTTGCGCGTAATCATAAATTTATTCGTAACATCTTTGGTTTTGATATTTGGACTTCAAATAAACTTCCATTATTGACTGCTACCGAGGCTATTGACGCTTCTAGTTATGGCCTAGCTAATGATACTGGTGAGATTGGTGATGTTGTTAATATTGCTATGTGTGTAGCTGATGACAATAGTCGTCCTATGATGCGCGCATGGAGACGTTCACCTAAGACTGAAGGTTGGAGAGATTCTGAAAACCGTCAAGATAAGTTCCAAGTATCTTCTCGTTTCGGATTCGGTGCTCAACGTGTTGATACACTTGCAGCTATCATTTCAACTTCACTAGCATACTAATAGGAGTATATTATGAGTCTTGAATCTGCTGGAACTCGTGGTGTACTTGTACATTACGGTGCTCGAAATACAAACGAAAAGAATGGCGGCTCTAGTACTAAGAAAGGCCAGATCAAAGAAATGTCAGTAACATTTGACTATGATGATCTGCCTGCCGATGCTACTTATGCTGGCCTTGCTGCGCAATTACCTGCTAACGCAAGTATTGTATCAGCTCGTTTGGAAGTTATTACTGGTTTCACATCTACATCTACTACTACTGATCTCTTGATTGGTGTTGCTGATGCAGATGGTGGCAGTAATATTACTGATGCAGACGGCCTTGTTGCTGCTGCTGAAGCTACACAAACTGCAATTGCTACTGCTGGTAATATTATTACTGGTGCCGGTGCAATGGTAGGTACAACTATCGGTGCTGAAGCTGGTGTTGTTACTGTAGCCCCATCTGTAGATGACCTCTTAACAGGTCGTGCACGATTAATCGTAGAGTATTTACCTCTCCGCGCTTAATCAACTGGTGATGCTCCCTTCGGGGAGCTGACCCTTACAAATTCCAGAAAATAGATTGAACTTTTTGTTCTTTCTGTTGTCTAATACATAAAAATATCATAGAGAATAATATGGCTACAGAACATAATGTTATAAGTGATGGTAATGGTACCACTACTAGTAAAAGACATGAGCCTAAAGGTGCATCAATAGCTGCTGTTGGTCAGATTTATATATCTGATGGAGCAAGTAGTGGAGTGTGGAGATACTTACCACACAGCTATATGTACTATGATGACATAGGAACAGGGACTACATATACTACACCTACCGCCTATACGTTAATAGGCCCTACTACCGTAGGCGATTCTGACCCTCGTGACTTTTCACATAACAGTCTAGGACGATTAACCTACACTGGTACAGCAGATACAGATGTCTCTATCTCTTGTTCTGTAACTATGAAACATAGTACTGGTTCTGGCCAAGACTGCTTCTTCCAAATTCATAAAAATGGATCACCTTTAACTGGAGCACAGACTGTAAGAACTGCCGACAGTGCAAACTATGGATCAGTTACCGTCCTAGGCCATTCAGAGTTATCAACTAATGACTATTTTGAACTCTATTGTAAAGTAGCTTCCGGTAATATTATAGTCCATGCGTTTAATATGAGAGTGGATGGTAAGATATAATGCCTAAGATGACTATATTAGAAATGGTACAAGATATCCTATCTGATATGGATAGTGACTCAGTTAATAGTATTAATGATACTGTAGAGGCATTACAGGTTACTCAGATACTTGAGACTACTTATTTTGAATTAATAAGTAATACTTATCAACCGCATCTTAAAACCTTATTCCAATTAGAGGCGGCTAGTACCACCCGACCTACTCATATGAGACTGTCAGATGATGTACAAGAGCTTGTATGGTTAAAGTATAATAAAAGAACTAGCTCTGATACTAAAGATAAATATTTAGATGTAACCTACCTACCCTCTGATGAGTTCCTATCTAATATAATGAATAGGGATTCCAGTTCCAGTGATGTAACAAGCGTTACAGATCTAAGTGGAGTTACGTTATTAATTAAGAATGATATCGCACCTACATATTGGACATCCTTTGATGACGAGTATATAGTGTTTGATGCATATGATTCTGCTGTAGACTCTTTCCTACAACAATCTAAAAGTATGTTAGAGGGTTATAAAGAGCCTGTGTTTACACAATCTGATTCTTTTGTTCCAGACCTACCTTCAAAAGTATTTCCTAAATATCTAGCAGAGGCTAAATCGGTTGCATTTAACTCTATAAAGCAGATGCCTAATGCTAAAGAGGAACAAAAAGTACGAAGACAGTCTGTATTCTTATCTCGTAATAAGCGTAGAACAGATGGCGGGATTAAGTACCCTAATTATGGAAGGAAAAGTACTAAATGATTACACCTAATGGTAAGAAAATAAATATTGTATCTTCTGGTTCTCATTTTAAAGTTCAATTTCATAAAGGTGGAGAGATCCCTACGGTTCTGTCTGGTCTATTCACTAGTCATGGTGATGCTGAACAGGCTGTAGAGCAGTACCTTATTAATAAAGAAATCTTAGCTATAAATAAAGCAGTAAAAGAAGAAAAAGAGAAAGTTAGACTTCAAAAGAGAGCTAATATTAAGTAATGGCAACTGCTGAGACTAATAAAGAGTATACTACCTTTGTAAGAGGCCTTATAACTGAAGCCAGCCCTCTTACTTTCCCTGAAGGTGCCTCTATTGATGAGGACAACTTCGTACTTAATAGGGACGGGTCTAGAATACGTAGATTAGGTATTGATTATGAGAATAACTATGCTGTAACAAGTACAGGAATACTTGATAGTGTGTTCTCTACGTATGCCACTTCTACTTATAGGTGGGATAATGTAAATAATAATCCTCTATTGTCTATAGGGATTATTCAAGTAGGTACTTCTTTATGGTTTGTAGATCTATCTACAGATAATCCATCTGCTAACCTCCTGAATACATCATTATCAATAGATCTTACTGGCGTCTCTAGCGGAGATACACTACAGTATACCTCAATAAACGGTAAACTAATAGTATCTACTCCTGAAGGAGACCTTTACAAACTGTCCTATGATTCAGTTACAGACGTTGTATCTTCTGAAACTATAACACTATATGTAAGAGACCGTTGGGGAGTAGATGATAGTCTAGATCCAGAGACTTTTCCGAATACGCTATCAGATGAACATCATTATAACCTATTAAATCAGGGATGGGAAGAGTCTTTCCTACATGAATACTATGGCATCTCCGCTATCTATTCTGGTTGGGCTGCCTCTACTACCTATTATGCAGGTAGGACTATAGTGCCTACTTCGCCAAATGGATTTAGATATGTCTCTCAGGGTGGACTCACACCTACGTCAGGCTCTACGGAACCTACTTGGCCTACGACTGTAGGGGCTACGGTAGTAGATAATCAAGTTACGTGGAAGAATGCAGGAGCTGCACAAGGTTATCCAAATAATGCTCAAGTTTGGTGGTCTGGTAAAGATAGTACTGGTGATTTTGATAGAGACGAACTAGCTAGGGTAGATTTTGGAACATCC